ACGGAATTTTCAAGATTGACCGTATTGAGCAGAACCAAGAGACAGCCATGGAACACTGGAGCCGGTGTGGTAACGGCGAGGGCTGGTTCGCACTGGAGTTACCTGACGGGCAGGTCATAATGGTGGACTACGATACCATGATGTGCAAGGCCCTCTATAAAACGGTCCTGTCTCAGAGCGAGATCATCGAGTCCGGCTATCTGCTGGAGAAGTGGGTGAACTTATGGATGTAGTGATCTCCAATCGCATTTCTATTGCCAACCCGGACCCTGTGCTTTTGAACTATTGTCGTAAGAACCTGCGTATCCGTAATCCAGAGTTCGCTAAGAAACGCCGTTTGGGTTTCTGGACAGGAAGTACACCAGAATACCTCTACCTCTACGAGCAAGATGGTAACACAATCCGACTGCCGTATGGATGTCTCTCTGAGCTGGAGAAGGGTCTCATTGATCCCACCTACGACACCATCACGGCCAACTTCAATGACCCTCAGATGGTGGACTATCAGTGCGAGATCCCCCTGTATGACTACCAAGAGCCAGCGGTCGAAGCCATGGCGAAGGTCTACTGTGGTATCCTCCAGAGTCCAGCCGGTAGCGGAAAGACTCAGATGGGTATTGCACTGGCGGTAAAGCTGGGCCGGAAGGCCCTCTGGCTCACCCACACGAAAGACCTTCTCTCCCAGAGCAAGCGCAGGGCGGAACAATATATGTCCCCTCTTCTCTGCGGGACTATCACTGAGGGGCGTGTGTCGATTGGAGCGGGTATCACATTCGCCACGGTACAGACCATGAGCAGTTTGGACCTCACCCAGTATCGTAATGTCTGGGATACCATCATCGTGGATGAGTGCCATCATGTGGCCGGGACCCCAACATCCGTCACACAGTTCTCACGGGTCCTCAACTCTCTTGCTGCACGGCACAAGTACGGCCTATCCGCTACTGTCCATCGTGCCGATGGTCTGATCGTTGCTACCCACGCTCTGCTGGGTGAGATCGTCTATTCCGTCCCGGAAGAGACGGTACAGGATAAGATCATCAAGCCAAAGGTACAGCCCGTATTCACTGACACGGTGATTACCGCTGATTGTCTGGACACAGACGGTGTGGTCATCTATACCAAGCTGATCGAGACACTGGTGAATGACCAGAGACGGAACAAGCTCATCGTGAACACTATCGTCAATCGAGCCAATTCCGGCGGCAGCTCTCACATCATCCTTGCTGACCGTATCGGACACTTGGAAGCCATGATGTCCATGTTGCCTCCGGCCATGCGGAAACAGGCGGTCATGGTGACTGGTAGCATGACCACGAAGAAAGGCAAGGCCGAAAGAGAGCAAGCCATTGAGGATATGAGGCTTGGACGGAAGAAATTCCTCTTCGCTACCTACTCTTTGGCCAAGGAAGGGCTGGACATTCCCAGACTGGACTCTCTGTATCTTGCCTCTCCTCAGAGGGACTTTGCCGTCATCGTTCAAAGCCTCGGTCGTATCTCTCGCACTTTTGAGGGAAAGACGGACGCACGGTGTTTTGACTTTGTGGATTACAAGATCAAGACCTTGGTGAAGTTCTTTAAGCAACGGGAACGGACCTACCGAAAGCTGGGATGTGAGGAGTTACCGACATGAAGATTGGTAGTTTGTTCGATGGGGCTGGTACATGCCCATACGCTGCTTCTTTGTGCGGTGTGACTCCGGCATGGGCCAGCGAGATAGAACCATTTCCCCGGGCCGTGAGTTCCAGCAACTTCCCGAAAATGCTCCATCTCGGAGACATCTGCCAAATTGATGGAACCCAGATCGAGCCTGTGGAAATCATCACCTTCGGCTCTCCGTGTCAGGACTTATCCATCGCCGGACAACGAAAAGGGCTGGATGGTGAGAGATCCGGCCTCTTCAATGAGGCAATCAGAATTATCAAGGAAATGCGAGGTGCAACCAATGGGCGATACCCAGAAATCGTCATCTGGGAGAATGTCACCGGGGCTTTCAGTTCAAACGGAGGCGAAGACTTCCGCACGGTCCTCCAAGAAATGTGCCGTATCGAAGACCCCGAAGTGCATGTTCCTCGACCTCCGAAACGGGGGGGGGAGACCCAGATGGACCACCGCAGGAGAAATCATGGCAGATGGATACTCTGTCGCATGGAGAACCTTGGACGCTCAATTCTGGGGAGTCCCCCAGAGACGCAGTAGAGTCTTCCTTGTCGCAGATCTTGGAGGCCAGTGTGCCGGAGAAGTATGTTTTAAGCGCAAGGGCCTGTCTCGGAATTTTAAGAAGGTCCGACAAGCGTGGAAAGCCGCTTACCGCCATTCTAAGGGAAACCTTGATGATACAGGCAGGTA